TTACCGTTGATTCATTGATCATTAAACAGTTCACATCAAACACAGTTTCCTCAACATACCCTAGCCAATCATCAAGCCATGTGTTGATAAAATCAATAAGTTCGTCATTTTTTTCATCACCAGGCAACCAATACCTTCCTTGCGTTTTGTTTTTCATCTCAGCAAACCCAGGCACTTTGGACCATTCCTGATCAGGCAAATACAGTACTTCCCATCCAGGAAATGTTTTTTCATATGTCATAATTTCTTCCAAAGACATAATCACTCCAGGCTTCAATGTATGGAAACAACCATCATTGTGGCCACCAATGTCACACCAATGCAGATCAATTTGCGGAAACCACTTGTCAGCCCATTTTTCGATTATGTCAGCAGATAGGACTTCCTGCAAACCATCGAAATTTTTATTTGGTTGTCGTACATCAATAAAAAGATCTTTCCCAACCAGTGTCCAACTATTAGGGTAAAAGCATTCTATTTTATGTTTCACGTTCAAGTCATACCATGGCGTGTCTCTTTTGTTCAATTGGTCAGTGATGTCAATAAAAAGATTGTTCAGCATTGTCCATCGATCAGCTGATATCAAATCGTTACCAATAACAACCAATTGATCACGAGGCAAAAGCAATGGAGCAATGGTGCCTTTTGTCTTTACTGACGGATCAAGATATTTGGGGAGATGTTTGTTTTGCCGATTGGCTCTAACAACTTCTATACCTAATTTTTTGCACACATCAGCTATGTTATCTAAATCTTCTTGTGTTTCAATTGTAATTTGTTGCAGTTTTTCTTTGATCTCAAGATTTGCTACATGGTCAAAATATTCTGGATGCACACAACTGCCAATAACAACTTTTTTAAGTGGATCCCACTTGCACCATACATTGAAATCTTTTTTTAGATTGTCCATTTGAATTATATATACATATATTTACTCATGGACATTTATCACATATTTGCCAATCACACTGAAGACACTGATGCTTACACATTTGTAAAAAAAATGAGTGTGTTCCTTGACCAAATGGTTCAACTTGGCAAAATGGAGTCATATCGCATCATGCGTATGAAGTTAGGTTTTAGATCAATGGATTTACCAGAGTTCCACATCATGATGGAATTCAAAAACATGCAACAGTTGGACGATGCCATGACTGCTGTGATACGCAACGAAACAAATATTGACGAGTCACATGTGACTTTTAATTCTCTTGTTGATGCAGACACCATCCAACATTTTCTCTACAGAGACTTTCCTGACCAGATCGACGACAGCAAATAATTCACTGACATAAAATAGTGTGCTAGGCAATCAAGGCAAACTTCAAAAACATTTAAGGCTCACATAGCATCTTTGGTTATAGAGAACTACTCCATGCAGAATGGCGGCGAATCTCTTGATGCACAAGGCAAAATGATGTGGCACTGCAATGAAACAGAAGCACCCACAGCTTGTTGGACAACAATTCAATCTAGGGTTCAACAGGTCGCGTTGTACAGAATGAGCAAACGGGCACAGCACAACCACCCGACGTCAAGTAGCGAGATTGGATGACTGCGATATAAACGTGATGTATCGAAAGTTATAGTTCTGCTGTGAAGCAGAATTATGACTGCTCATCAACGTGATGACGACAAACTTTACTTCGTAAAAGAAAATGCTTGAGCGCAAGCGACAAGCGATTGACGCAGTCAATCAACTAGCGATGTTGTTTGTGAAACTTTGTGATGAACTCTTGCAGTTCAACATCAGGTCGCGAATCATGACAGTGTGATTCTAAGAATGAACTCATCATTTCAGCAACTTCTTTGGGAGAATGATTCATCAACATGGATTTGATTACCATGGTGCACTGTGAATGTAGATCTTGTTTGTTGATCACAGCGTGTTTTGATTTGACTATGGCCATGTAGATTTACTTAATATTATACAATCTGTGAATTAAAACACAATATTAAATTTGCGGCTTGAACTTAGAGGCTTTTTGTTTGCTGAAATAGTCTTTGCCTGTTTGCTTTTGCGTTTTTTCGATGTATTTGTTGAGTTGCTTGTAGAATTGTGCCAATACACCGCGGATATAACTGCTGTTGGGTTTGCCACTGCGAATCAATCGATCATTGTCATAGTCCATGCCAATTTTGCCTGTGACTTTGACTTTGTCTTTTTCCTTTTCAAGAAAGTTTCTGAATGTAGTGGTGAATTGTTGTTGGGGATATTTTTGCATTTCCTTTTCTAAATCATCAATGCCTTTTTCCACACGTCCTTGCACATCGCTCACTGTGAGAGGGCCTTTGAGTTCGTCGCCAGCATCTCCAACCCCTCTAGCTGCTTTGCCCAGCATTCTGCCAAGTTCTGGGTCAATTTCAAATAGTTGACTTATACGCATATTGATATTTATAGCAGTGGCATTTTGGTCTTGGTTGTTAGATCAATGTTTTCTTTGATTTGATCACCTATCATGCGTCTGTCATCTGTGCTTAGTGCAAATGCTTCGTTGTAACTGATGGATCCACGCATGTACCAACAGATTTTTATCAAATTGTCTTTGAGTTGGTTGTTGGAATTGTCCAGTTCTTTGAAGTAGGCTTCTAGGTCAGAGATCGAGAGCGTAAGAATCTTGATGCGAAAAAATTAGAGTTGTCCAATGTGATGGGTGCTGTGTATTCTTTGGGTGCACCTTTTTCGATCAGTTCAGCAGTGGCTTGTACTTGTACTGGTTGAATTTGCCCCAGTTTGTTTTGTTCAGCAATTTTGTCTCTGATCTCACTGGCTGTTTGTGCTGTCATGTTCTGCACAAATTCTTTGATGTAAGTAGGATTGACCACCTGTTTGCCGTCCACTGTAACAGAATGAATTGATTCAATCATGTTGGTCAAAGTCAATTGAGTCATGTTGTTGAAAATTTCTGTGTATTTTTGACTCTTTTCTTCTGCTGTTAGGTTAGCTGATCCAACTGTGGACATCAGTCGCTGTTCTTCATATGTTCTTGTCTGCATGTCAGTGAGTTGTTTGTAAGACACTGGCTTTACTTTGACCACTAAACCGTTGCTGAGTTCAAACATGTCATCAAATGGAGATTTGTCCACTTGCTCCATCAACACTCTGAGGTCAATTCGCACATCCTGTTGTTCGTTGATCTTGGGCACATTGACTTTGGCATCCATGTGTTCGCCATATGATGCAATTCTGATGCCAATCAACACAGTATCCAAATCCATCACAGGCATGTGCCATGCATTTTTGATTGCTGGACAACAAGATTGAATCACATCCACTGTGGCCGAACCGTTCATCAGTGCATCTGGAGTGTTCAACAGCATTTCATCTTTGGCTGTCATAGGATACACAGCAATCTCTTGAGTCTCATTCAGTTCAAGACTGCCTTGGGGCCAATGCTTGCCTGCTGACGGTAGAGTGATGTACACTGAAGGTTGTCTAAAATATTCTTTCAGTGGGTTTAGTTCTTCTGGCATGTTTTTGTGTCCTATAAATACTATGTAATGAATATTTATGTGGGTAGATAATGGCTACAATTGATATCGGCGGTATCGGCAAAGTTGAAATCCCTGACAACATGATGTGGGCTTCAGAAGAGACCCAAAAACGCATTGAATCACTGTTGAAAGGCAAAGGCGGAGGCTCCCAAGGTGGCATCTTTGGCCAGGCACAAAAGTCATCTGCAGGAGTCAGCAAAAATCTTAGTGTGATGGGTTCATCCATCACAAAAATAAATCCTGCACTGCGAGCAGTTGAAGCAGGTTTCAACACCCTAGGCACAGCCATTTCTGGAGCTGCAGGTTTGGTTGCAGGTGTGTTCGAAAGCACAGGCAGATTTTCAGACCTCAATCCAGTGGTTGATATGGCCACACAAACATTCCAAGGTTTGGTTGGTTCAGTGCCCATTGTGGGCGGTTTCCTGTCAGGCATTGCAGGTGCCAATGCAGAAATATTGAAACTGCGACTAGGGCTGATGGATCTTCAAGCAGATACGTTTGAAACACTGGCACTATCAGGAGCCAAACTGGATCAAAATTTTTCCGACTTAATTGGCAACATCCTTAAATCAAACATTCCTCTCAATCAGTTCAATGAAATTGTGAGAGAAAACACAGAAGGACTATTAGCATTTGGAGGCAACACTCAAAGAGCGTTCACAAGATTCAATCAAAACATTGATGACCTGACAAGACTAGATTCTCCTATAGGCCTAGGATTACGAACACTGGGATTAGGTGCCACAGACATTGCTGAGTATTTCGCAGAATTTATTCAAAACAACAGATTCAGCAGTAAAGTACTCAGTCTTCAAAACTCAGAACTACAACAGATTCTAGCTAGACGTATTAGAGATGAAAGAGTGATCACAGAAATCACAGGCATCAGAGCAGAGGAGCAACGTGCGGCAGAAAGAGAATTAGCCACAGAAGGTGCATTTTTGGCTGCACTGCAACAATTTCCTGCAGAAGTGCAAATAGCACTGAAAGAATATGTGGCAAAACTAAAAACAGTAGATCCTCAAGCTGCAAAATTAGCACAGGAACAAATTGCTTTCGGCAGCATCTCCAGTAATGAATCAGGAAGATTTGCCGCTCTGCTTCCCGATCTTGCAAACACTGTTAACTCAAGTGTTGAACTTATGAAGGCAGGCAACACAGATGTTGCAGGACAGATGTTTATGTTCTCAAAATCAGCACAACAATTTGCAACAAGCATCGAAGGGGCCAATCTTGCTGTGCTTGGTTTAGTAGAAGGCGGGCAAGAAATCGGCAACACAGTGGAAAATGCTTTCAAATTGGGTTTGAGACAAGAAGCTCAAGAAAAAAGTTTGGCTATCATCGAAGGCAACCTAGGTCGATCATTTGGAAGTTTAACTGAAGGGTTGGATGCCATTGAAGCACAATATGATGCACAAATCAAGGCGATTCAAAAGACCATTGATGTAAATGAAGACTACGCTAACATGTCTCCTGAACAACAGACTGAATTTTTCCAAAAAGCACTGCAAGAAGCCACACAGATTCAGGATCAACAGACAATAAATCTCATAGCTGCTAGAGCAGGATTTGAAGATTTGGTCAGTGATTTCCAATCAAAGACATTCTCAACATTGATGGGCAGCTTTGAAGGTCTCTCAGGTGTAATTGCAGAGGTAACAACAAATTTCAACAAACTGTTAGACAAGTTTGAAGGTAGACCAGCAGGTGCCGACCCAAACAATTTGATGAATCCAAAACCACCAGAAAAATTTACAGGAGGCCCAGTTGCACCCAACACAATGAGCATCGTTGGCGAAGCCGGTCGAGAATTGATCAAAATGGGCAATCAAGGCGGCGAGGTGATCAACAATGCCACCACAGAAAAAATCATGGGAGCTGCCAATGCAGTGGTCAACAACATGGGCAATGATGGCAACGATGTGCTCAAGCAGATATCCGATATTCTCAATCAATCCAACACAATTCAGTCAAATATCTTGAAAGAAACCAGACGAAGCAAGGGGTTCCAGTATTAAATACTTGCACAAAGGCAAAGAATTACATATAATATAAGTCATGAGTTGGAAAAAATATTTTAATCTAGTCACACCAGATGGCACCATGTCGCCGGTGTCGGGTGCAAACACAGCATCAAGTCCCATGAGTCAAGTGGGCAGAAGAAATTACACATCATATCTACCTGAAGTCTACACAGGTCATCCCAACAGGATGGAAAGATATTTTCAATATGATCAAATGGATCAAGATTCAGAAGTCAATGCCGCACTGGACATCATTGCAGAATTTTGTACTCAACCCAACAAACAAACAGAAACACCTTTTGACATACACTACAAAGACAAACCCACTGAAACAGAAGCACTGATACTGAGAGATGCACTCAAACAGTTTTCCATACTCAATGAATGGAATCGCAGATCATTCAGACTGTTCCGCAACACACTCAAGTATGGCGATTCATTTTTCATCAGAGATCCAGAAACACAAGAATTAATTCATGTGGCTGCCAGCAAGTGTGACAAAGTCATTGTGAACGAATCACAGGGCAAGCGACCAGAACAGTATGTGTTCAGAGATTTAAATCTCAATCTAGAAAGTCTATCTGCATCACAGGTGGCAGCCAATGTGACATATTCATCACCAGGATCATCAGCTGTGTCAGACTCACAGGATGGTGGCGGACAGCGAGGCATGGGCGGTGGCGCAGGCTTTGGTGGATCATATGGCCAACAGGGTGGTAGATTTGAAACCACAGTGAACCAACATGCCATTGATGCCAATCATGTGTGTCATGTTTCATTGTCAGAAGGACTTGACTCCAACTTTCCATTTGGCACATCCATTCTTGAAACTGTGTTCAAAACATTCAAACAAAAAGAATTACTTGAAGATGCCATAATAATTTACAGAGTTCACAGAGCACCTGAACGCAGAGTGTTCTACATTGATGTTGGCAACATGCCCACACACATGGCCATGGGATTTGTGGAACGTGTGAAAAATGAAATTCATCAAAGACGCATTCCATCTGTGTCAGGAGGCACCAATTCCATTGATGCCACATACAATCCATTATCAATCAATGAAGATTACTTCTTTCCGCAGACAGCAGAAGGCAGAGGTTCAAAGGTTGAGACACTACCAGGCGGTACCAACCTAGGCGAAATTGATGATCTCAGATACTTTACCAACAAACTGTATCGTGCATTGAGAATTCCAAGTTCATACCTGCCAACTGGTCCAGACGATGGAGCCAATCCACAGTATTCAGATGGCAGAGTTGGCACAGCATACATTCAAGAATTGAGATTCAACAAATACTGCGAAAGACTGCAGGAAATTGTGGTGCCACCCATCAACCAAGAGTTCAAACTGTTCCTCAAGAACAGGGGCATCAACATTGACACATCACTGTTTGACATAAAGTTCAACACACCACAGAATTTTGCCGCATACAGACAGATTGAACTGGACAACCAACGTGTGCAAGCATTCACACAGATTGAACAGGTGCCATACCTATCAAAAAGATTTGCACTCAAGCGTTTCTTGGGATTATCAGAAGAAGAAATGGCACAGAATCAGAAGATGTGGTCAGAAGAAAAAGGCGAAAGCAAAGAAGATGCTGTGCAAGGTGCTGATCTACGCAACGTGGGTGTCACAGGCGGAGGCATTGCTTCTGATCTTGATGCACAAACTGGGGACATTGAACCAGAAGTTGACATTGACGCAGGCGAAGAAGGTGAAGGTGTAGGCGGAGACGAAGGCGACGTTGAAGTCTAATAAATAATTCTATGCAACTACTTGAATTTTTTGATTCTCTAGAAAACAATGACAGACACATGCTGGACAGTGACAAAACTGTGTATGACATGGACAATGACACAAGAAAATCAAGACTCACACTTGAAATGATCAATCAACTGCGTCATCAGATGCAACAAAGACGACAAGAGCAACAAGAAGATCGTGTGCTGTACCAAAAGATGTACGGTGGATCAGTTGCTGATGCTTCAGAACCCACTCTCTAATATATAACTTCATACATGGCAGGCCGACGCACACTGATGAGGATAGAAGCTTACAAAGCTTATCTTGATGGCAAAACTAGATTTAATTGTCTAAACAAAAACGACATCGACATCAATGCTTATCTTGATGCTGGCATGAAAAAAAATGCCAAGGCAAATCTTGCCAATCTACAACAAGAAGCAACAAAAAACCCAGCAAGTGTGAGACAAAGTTTACCCAAAGAACCAATTCCACCCAAAGACACTGCATACAAACCCAAAGGTGATGTATGTTTTATCATTGCCAATGGGGAATCACGCAGAGGATTTGATCTCAACAAACTCAAAGACCTAGGATACGTGATAGGCATGAACGTGCTTCCATTGCGAGAAGATTTTTGGCCAGATGCTTTGATATCTGTGGACATTGCCACAGTGAAATACATCTGTGAACGTAATGTGCCAGACAAACTGGAAATGTGGTCATATCCACGTGGAGGAGTCAAAGATCCGCGGGTGAAACGTATTGAAAAAGACTGGGGTTGGTCATCTGGACCCACTGCAACTAGAATTGCACTAGAATACAAGAAGTTTCAAACCATCTACATACTGGGCATGGACTTTTTTGGCCTAGATCAGCATGGCAACGTGGGCGGCGAAAAGGATGGGCGTAAACTCAACAACATGTACAAAAGCACTGATCGCTATCGCAAAGCCAATTCAGACCGCACATACTTTGGCAATTGGTTGAATCAGATGATACAAAACACATCCAACCATTCCAACTGCAATTTCTATCATGTGGTGCTGGATAATCAAAAATCTCCCAATAAATTAGCACAAAAAAGCAATTGGATTGACATTACATATACTATGTTAGAAGAGCATCTTCAAAAAATGCCCAAAAAGAGCTCTTAAAGGGCTGAGCTTTCCCGTTTAGGTTAAATATTCTTGCAAAGGAGACAATTATCATGTCTAAATTCGAAAAACTCCTTGACTTGCTAGTAAACGAGCATAAGGACGAAGCTGAAAAGCTTTTCCACGAAATTGTTGTGGAAAAATCACGTTCTATCTATGAAGGTATACTAGAAGACGAGGAAGCAGAAACAACTGAAGAATCAGCAGACAAAGATGATGCTGATGAAGTTGATGAAGCAATGCACAAAGATAAAAAAGAAAAGAAAAAGATGAAGGAAGAATCTGAAGAAGATGCAGAGGAAGAAGTAGAAGAAACTGAAGAGCCTGCAGAATCAGCAGATGAAACCATCGAAGAAATCGGCGGCGACGCAACTGACGACTTACTGAGCGACATCGAAGCAGAAGGCGAAGGTATGGACCACATGGACATGCCAGACGAAGAAGGCGACGATGAAGGCGAAGAAGGCGAAGAGGAAGAAGAAGCAGAAGAAATGTTTGAACCATTAGAAAAAGAACTTGATGCTTTAAAAGCAGAGTTTGCAAAAATGATGGATGACAAACCAGAAGAATCTGTTGAAGCTCCTTTTGCAGAGTCAAAAGACGCTGATTCAATTGTCAAAGAATATGCAGAAATGGTCAAATCAGGTCATGGAGCAGAAAAAATGGGCAAAGAAGCAGGTGCAGACCAAAAGAAATCACCTGTTCCTAGCAAAAACAAGCCAGTTAACGATGCCAAAGCACACTCAATGGGTGGCGGCGCTGAAGAAAAAGGCGGCGTAGGCAAAGCACTAACAGGCGACACTGCAAAACCAATGGGTAAGACATACAAAAACGCAGGTGGTTCAAAATCACAAAAGTTAGATATGGCTCCAAAGGCAGAAACATCAGAAGGATCAGCAGACACAAAGTCTCCTGTGGCTTCTAAGTAAGGAAATAGGATATGCAAGTACTATCAGAACACTTAACATTTGATCAAGCAAAGGTTGTTGTTGAGTCTTCCAACGAAGGTAAGGATCTGTACATGAAAGGTATTTGTATTCAAGGAAACGTTAAGAACGCAAACCAGAGAGTGTATCCTACTTTCGAAATCAACAAAGCAGTACAAAAAATATCCGACACAATCTCCGGGGGCCAATCAGTCCTCGGAGAAGTTGATCATCCAGAAGATCTCAAAATTAACTTAGACAGAGTATCACACATGTTGACAAACATGTACATGGAAGGCAACAACGGATATGGAAAATTAAAAATTTTACCCACTCCAATGGGTAAACTTGTAGAAACAATGCTACAATCAGGCGTAAAACTAGGCGTATCATCAAGGGGATCAGGCAACGTAGACGAAGGAACAGGTAATGTATCAGATTTTGACATCATTACCGTAGATGTGGTGGCTCAACCATCTGCACCGAATGCTTATCCAACTCCAATTTATGAAAGTCTTCTCAACATGAAGCATGGACATAAGGTATTGGAAGTGGCAAAAGCAGTCAAACAAGATAGTAGAGCACAGCGACATCTTAAAGATGGAGTGATCCGATTAATTAAGGATCTGAAAATAGGCTAAAGGAGACTAAACATGCTAGACATTATCAAACAACTCCTTGACAAAGACCTGGTAACAGAAGACACTCGTGCAGAAATACAAGAAGCATGGGATTCTAAGTTATCGGAAGTCAAAGAAGAAGCAAAGACAGAAATCAGGGAAGAGTTTGCCAAGCGTTATGAACATGACAAGTCAGTAATGGTAGAAGCAATGGACCGCCTAGTTAATGAATCTCTCAAAAAAGAGATTGCTGAATTCGTAGAAGACAGAAAACAACTAGCGGCTCAAAGAGTGATGTACAAAAAAGGTGTTAAACCACACATGGAAACACTTCAGAAGTTCATCACCAAACAACTTGCCAGCGAAATGGCCGAGTTACAACAGGATAGAAAGCAGATGGCAGAACAAGTGGCAACACTTGAGTCATTTGTAACTTCATCTCTTGCAAAAGAACTTAATGAGTTCGAATCAGACAAGAGATCAGTGGTTGAAACTCGTGTGAAACTTGTAAAAGAAGCAAAAGAAAAATTTGCTGAAATTAGAAGTGCATTCATCAAGAAGGCAAGCAAAATTGTAGAATCAGTGGTCAGTGAGAACATCACAAAAGAGATGACTCAATTCAAAGAGGACATCAAAACTGCTCGTGAAAACAATTTTGGTAGAAAGATATTTGAAGCATATGCTTCTGAGTATCTAACTTCATACCTAAACGAGACTTCAGAAGTTCGTAAAATGCAGAAGCAACTCGCAGAAGCCCAGGTACAAATCGATGAGAAATCAAAGCTTTATGAGTCAACAAGAATCGAAAAAGACAAAATCGAATCAAGACATCGTAGAGACAGAATCCTCAACGAAATGTTACAGCCTCTGTCAGGCGACAAAAAAGAAGTTATGTCCAATCTGTTAGAAACAGTGCAGACAGACAATTTAAAAACAGCTTTCAACAAGTATCTTCCACATGTGATGAAAGATGCAAGAAAGTCAACAATTATATCAGAATCAAAAACAGAAACAACAGGCGACAAACCCAAGGCAACATCACAGGCAATCAAAAACGACGAAGATGTAATAAACATCCGCAAATTAGCAGGTATTAAATAGGAGAAAAAAATGACATCGCAATTGCTAGAAAGTAAATGGCAAGAAACTAAATCAGCACTTATGGAAGGTGTTGAAGGTACTAAAGCCAAATCATTAGATGTGGTCCTTGAAAACACACGCAAATACCTGTCAGAGCAAGCAACCGCTGGAGCAACTTCAGCTGGTAACGTAGCAACTCTGAACAGAGTGATTTTGCCTGTGATCAGAAGGGTCATGCCAACTGTTATAGCCAACGAATTAGTTGGTGTACAACCAATGACAGGTCCAGTAGGACAAATCCATACACTAAGAGTAAGATATGCTGACACAACAACAGGTGGTGCTACAAACATCGCAGCTGGTGACGAAGCATTATCACCATTCAAGATTGCATCAAGTTACTCAGGTAACGATGCAGATCCAGCAAAAGGTTCTGCAACAGCAACACTTGAAGGTACTGCAGGTAAGAAATTAAACGTGCAGATCTTAAAGCAGGTGGTAGAAGCCAAATCAAGAAAGCTATCAGCAAGATGGACTTTTGAAGCGGCTCAAGATGCACAAGCTCAACAGGGCATTGACATCGAAGCTGAGATCATGGCGGCACTAGCGCAAGAAATTACTGCTGAAATTGATCAAGAGATCTTAGCATCTCTACGTTCTTTAGCTGGATCAGCTCAAGAAACATACGATCAAGCCGCAGTAAGTGGTACAGCTACTTTTGTTGGTGACGAGCATGCAGCTCTTGCTGTTCAGATCAACAAAGTTGCTAACAACATTGCAGCAAGAACACGTAGAGGCGCA